GCGCAGCGCTGGCGTTCGGCGGCTGCGCCGTTCTCGCGCTCTGCTTCCATTGCCATCTTGATCACAAACCTCGTCGCCGCCTCAAAACGCTTTTCAAGCGCAACAGCGAAGCGCTGGAAGTGCGCCTCGTCGCCCCAGTGCTGGCCCGCAGTTTCGTTCATCAGGGTGGCGATTTCGTTGTCCTTCATGTCTTGCTCCTTGCCCTGATCTCCGCTGCGCACCGCTGCGCGATGCCTTCGATGCTTGCGTGTTGGTCGCAGATGTCGGCGCAGGCGGCGCGTTCCATCAACAGCCCCTCCGTAATCTGCGCGCGGAGTTCGCCCAGCAGATCCTCTGTCGTGTCGCCGTGCCCGGTGGCGTAGCCCATGCTGCGCATCCAGTGGGCGACTTTCTCGCGTTGGGCTGCGGCGACGAGGGCGGCAAATTGATACCGCGTGAAACCCTCACCCGCCTTGTAGGCGTCCTGCTGCGCTTGGAACCACATGGTGTCAAGTTCGGCGTTGGTCATGTCTTCCCCCTAATCCACCGCCACAGCGGCAACAGCGTCAATCCGTTGACGAAGCCGCGCAGGAAAGCGCGGAGTTTCATGGTTGGGCCTCTGCTTTGGCAATGGCGGCGTTGATTCGCGCCACAACAGGACATTCTTCGAAAAGCAAATGCCGATCTTTGTGGGTATGGTGCAAGTACTGGCAGTCAATGCTCGTTAGGCGCAACGCCTCCAGCAGTTCCTGATTCACCGCGTGCAGCCGGCGCAGTTCGGCGGCGGCTTCTTCTAGGTTGTGCGACGGGTCGTACTGATCGTCAAGAAAATCAGCCAACCGCAGGGCTTCTCGTAGGGTGGTCATTCCGCTTCCTCCTTCCTCTGCCGAGCCTCATAGGCCAGCACATCGGCAAGCCGGTACATCACGCGCCCCTGCTGGGTGCGGCCGAGCCGGATGAACGCCGGCCCGCGCTGATTGGCGCGCCAGTGGCGCACGGTGCGCTTGGCCACGCGCCATCGCTCGGCAAGTTCCTGCTCAGTCAGCAGGATGTCATTCGTCGTCATCGATGCTCTCCTCGGCAAACCACCAGTCCTCAATGTCAACAGCGATGTCGTGCGCCTTGCCGGCGGCTTTGCCGTGCTCCGGGTGGCTCAGCAGCGGGAACGAAAGCTCATAGATCGCCACCAGCAGGCGGTCAATGTGCTCGCGGGCGGTGCGGGCTCGGTCGTCAGCGACGGCGTACATGTCCTGCACGGCCTGCAGGCGGTAGTGCAGTGCCGCCTCTGCTTGGGTCATGACAGGGGTGCTCATACAGTGCCCTCCTCGGCGCGGATCTGGTTGGTGCGACGAGTTGCCGCCTCAATGACTTGCTTTCGTTCTTCGCTCCCCTTTGGTAGCCGGTTGATGTCAATGCGAAGCAACTCTAGGCCCTCCATCGTGCTGGCAAACTCAATCTGCTCCAGCAGGGCGTTGACGCTTACCGTAGACGCGGGCGGCGGCGGTGCCACAGGGGGCTTTGGCGGCGGCGGCGCTACCGGCGGTTTGGGAGTGGCGCGGCGCTCTTGCCTTTCTTCCTTTTTGTCCTCATCGTAACCGGATTCCAACGGCAGCTTGGCCCACAGTTCGTAAGCAAGGCCAAACGTCATGGCCGCCGCCAAACAGACACCTCGGCGGTGCGTGTCCGTCAGGTCGCGCGCTGTAATCTTGTCGTGCGGGATTGCAGCGTTGCGCGTATCCATGATGGCCTGCGGTACTGCGGGCGTGACCTGCTCACCGTTGCGAAAACGGATCAGCAAATAACAACCAACAGGCGCCGCATGCAGCAGGCTTCCCTCTGCATTTGGAACCGTCTCTGGCAGCCAACCGGGCGCGTGTTCTCGCAAAAGCTGCAGTGTGCGCGACCAGTTGATGTAGGAGGCCTTGAAATTGCCGGCACCGATGGTTTCCACCAGATCAGTCGTGGCGATTCCGGCTAGATTGGGAATTTGCACGTTTGTTCTCCGAAATGGGGCGGTTTCCCGCCCCGTGGGTTCAGTCGGTCAGACCGGCGGGCATGCCGTCGTCGTCCACGCCGGGGACGCGGGACGCTGCCACAGTCGTCTCGACGGGCGTGCCGCCGCCCATCAGGGCGATGATGTCGTCCTGCGTGGCGAGCTTGGCCTCGTAGCCAGACGATGCGTAACGGATCGCCTCGGCTGCGCTGATGGCGCGGATCAGGCGGTCCATGTGGTCGGGGTGGCTCACGACGTAGACCTTGACGGTGCGGACGTAGGGCCGCTTGGGCTTCTCAGTGCTCATTTTCTTTGCTCCGCGAGACGCCGCAGCGCCTCGACTTGGGTGCTGACCTGCTGCAGGAAAATCGTGATCCGGGCTTCCAGGTCAGCAATGAAGCCAGGGTCACGGTTGATCCGCTGAATGTGCAGTTGCAGCGGCTCAGGCATCCGGGGATCGTAGGAGACAAAATCACACCATTGGCGGCCAGTGATCCACATCTGTCCCTGCACCTGCGCGGCGTGGTCTGCCGGCATGCCGTTGAGCAGCGTTTCGATGTGGACGGCGCTGTTGTACGGGCACTTGATCTCTATCAGCCCATCCCAGTCCATTAAGCCGTCAGGCGAGCAGCCCGCCAGCAGGGTGTCGTGGGCGATGAAGCCCGTCTCCTCAACGCTGGTGCCGGTGACGCGCTCGTAGGCCGCGCGCGCTGCGGGTTCCTGCTCGGTGCCCCACTGCATTGCGGCGGTGGCGTAGCGCTGCACCGGCTGCTGCGTCAGGCGCTCGACGACCAGTTCGGTGAGATAGTCAAGTTGCGCCTGCATGGGGTCGCCGGGCAGGTTGTCTTTCTTCTGCTTTTCCGTCTGCTTCTTGGTAGCAATGGCGTCCTTAAACCGGGACGCCGTGGCTTTGCCGATGCGGGCGGCGTACCAGTCGGCAGTGCGCTGGTCTGCGGTTTCGAGGATCATGCGTTCTTCTCCTTCAGTGCTTGCTCGATGGAGCGGGCAAATTCTTGCGGGCCCATGCGTTTGTGATAGGTGTCGTGGATTGACTGGATCTCTTTTTCCGTCAATCCCTGCCACTCACGCGGCGGAGGGTCCACATAAAGCGGATAGACCGCAGCGCCATAACATCTTTTTGCCTTTTCGCGCGCACCTTTTTCTGTCTTGTAAAGGCATCCGCCATGAACTAGCCAAGCAATCGGTTGCTGTTCCAAATTCTTTGTGCGCCGCCTGTCGGCAGTGCGCTGGTCTGCGGTTTCGAGGATCACGTTGCTTCTCCAGGCGGCGGGAGCCGCTTTTGTTGTCTGTCAGATGATGGAACAGAAAACTCTTTTATTGCATCCTGAAAATCCCTAGTCAACACATTTACGAGGCGGCGCTGAACCGCCTGCTTGTGGCAAAGAATCGGATCTTCAGTCACCACGCGGTCGCCGCGACGCGCCGAGCGCAGAATCTTTCGCATTCCGACCTTGCTGCCAACAATGCCGATATCAACGCGCTCCTGCGCGTTCAGGGCGCGGTAGCCGACGCCGTGAACCGATCCGAGATCGACATCGTGGCGGTCCAGCAGCGTCTTTCGCCAAGCGGCGATCACGGTTCGGTAGCGGTGGCCCCCGATCTCGACGCCCAGCACATCGGCTACGGCTTCATGCGTCACTTCCCAGCCCACGGGCGGGGCGCCGAACGCATCCAGCAGTTTGCGGACATCAGCACCTGTCGGGAAGCCGTTGAACATGACGCCCTTCATTCACAGGCTCCTGACGGTGGCCTTGAACATGCCCCAGCTTCCGGGCGTCTTTGAGCCGGGGCGCCAGTCGCCAAGCCCCTTGTACCGACCAGCCAGCGTCAGCACCTCGGTCAGCACGCGGTCGGTGATCTGCTCGTCCCAGACGTTGATCGTGCCGCGCAGCGTCCAGCGGTCGAAGCACGGGCGCACGCGGATGTGCTTGGCCGCGCCGATCTTGGCGCGCTTGACATGCAGCTTGAAGCCAAGCTCGATGGCCTTGGCTCGGTGCGACGCGAAATCCTTGACCTGCATCAGCGGCCTGATCTCTGACATCGGAACGGTCTTGCCGTCAATGGTCAGCGGCCAGAACGGCTCGGCAACCATCATGCCGGATTGGGTCTGGCTCTTGAACGTCTTGTTGCCCTTGGCGCCAGGAACCGGCACCATGCTGCCGCCCTCCATGATGCAGCGCATCAGGTTGTCTGACGGCATCGCCACCACGTTATCGTCGTGGTAGGTGCTGCCGATCCAGCGGAAGGCTGGGCTGCGGTCGTCCCCGGCCTTGCTGATTTTCTTGTTGGCCGCATCGGCCTTCCATTCGTCCATCATGTCGGACCATTCGATGTTGTCCTGATGCATGAGAAGCGGCGTGTCGCCGACGATCTCGATTTCGTATTGCTTCATGTCGTTGCTCCAGTTGATGATGATGCGCAATCGCGCCCTTGCCGCGCCGAGCTATGCCGTGCCCTGCCTTGCCGCGCAAAGCCTAGCCTCGTTGGTGTTGCCACCGGGTAACGCGCCACAGACGCGCTGCCCGCTGTAAACAGCCCTTGCCCTGCCGGACCCAGCCCCGCCTGGCCGAACCAAGCCCTGCCGCGCCTAGCCTGATTCCGTCGGTGCAACAGCACCGGGAGAGGCGGCACGCCGCCCTACCCGCTGCATTCGCAGCCCTTGCCTTGCCCAGCCAAGCCACGCCGTGCCAGGCGCTGGCCGCGCCCTACCCAGCCTTGCCAAACTTAGCCTAGCCGCTCCTCGTCAATGATTGAAATCTGCTCGGGCTTGCCCTCGCTGGCAGGAAACAACGCGATATTGGTCTCGCGGCCGTCGGCATCCGTCAGGATGATGTGCCGCCAGGTATAGCCCTCAGCGCTGATGCGACGGTCGGCGCGCACGCTGACGATCTGGTGGATGTGGATGGTGGTCATCTCAAATCTCCCAGTCATACGGGTCAGAATCGGGCTCGCTAGACGCAAACATCGCGTCTGCGATCTGCTGGACGCGATGCTCGTTGTGCGCCAAGAAGCGCGCCTGCAACTCGAACCGAGCCGCATCGGCCTGCGCCCGTGTACCGGCGAACAGGCACGCCAACAGGACGTCTGCGTGAGCCGAGGCCATGTCTTCCTCGCGGACGTTCGCCGTGTCGAACGCGGCACCCTCGCGGGCTTGGCTGACGACGCTGAGCCACAGTTGCCAGTCTGCTGGGCAGGCCAGCAGGTGGTCGCGGGCCTCGGCTTCGTTCGGGTGGTCTCCGTTGTAGCCGGGAGGGTATGCGGGCCACGTGGCTTCATCGCCCGGGCCGTAGGTTGTCGTGTACATTCGTCAACTCCTGTGTCGCGCTCGCATCGGCGCCGACGCATCATGCCACTTTGTGCCGCTCTGCGCCTATTGTTGACAGAATTGCGGGGTCATTCTGCGCCGGTTGACTGCCGGCAGTCGGCGGGCTGACACTTGCGGCCCC